TGCGTGGAATGCAATGAAGCGCGAAGCTGGTGGCAAACCAATAAAAGGCTTTGACATTTGGTGCGAAACCGTTGCCGACGTGACAGTCGGTGAGGTGCTCCCAAAAGCTACGCCGCCGGAAGCGTAAATCGCATTCTGGTCGATCTAGCCTTGGCGACTGGGATACCAATGAGCGAATGGCAGACGGCGGAGCAGATTTACACAGCGCTTGAGATATTGGAGAAGCAGAATGGCTGACAGCGTTGAGATTGCCTACGACAAGGCTGATCTGCGTCGCGTGCTTGGTGCGTTTAAAGCAATGGACGCTGAGGCAACAATTCAGGCTAAAGTCACTTCTGCAGCGCTGGCAGAATTTGCTCAAGAAAAAATTATTGGCACTTCTACAGGTCGAGGGCGCGCAGCTGAAAAGATTGCGCGTGGATCTCGCGTCTCTAAATCCTCAAAGATCGGTGAGCTTTCATTTGGCTTTGCCGGGCAAAAGTTTTCTGGCGGTGGCACAACTCAGCAGCTCTGGGGCGGCAATGAATTTGGATCGAATAAGTACAAGCAATTCCCAATCTGGTCAGGCTTTGGCCCAAAAGGTCGAGGATCTAACGGCTGGTTTATTTATCCAACCTTGCGCGCCATTCAGCCAGAGATCATTGCAAAGTGGGAAAATGCTTTTGAGAAAATCTTGAAGGAGTTTTAAATGGTTGCGCAAAGTAGAACGCTAAAACTGTCAATACTTGCTGACGTTGACCAACTCAAAAAATCCTTAAATAGTGCAAATGCTGACGTAGAAGGATCGAGCAGCAAACTTGGAGAATTTGGCAAGAAGGCTGGACTAGCATTTGCCGCAGCTACAGCTGCAGCTGGCGCTTACGCAGTAAAGTTAGCGGTCGACGGCGTTAAGGCTGCGATCGAGGACGAGGCTGCGCAGATACGACTAGCGACTTCTTTAAAGAATGCCACGGGCGCAACAAATGACATGATTGCTTCTGTTGAAAAGCAGATCCTAAAAACGTCACTTGCGACAGGTGTTGCAGATGACAAATTGCGTCCAGCGCTTTCCAGACTTGCTTTGTCTACAGGCGACGTCACAAAGGCACAGGATCTTTTAACGCTTGCCTTAGATATTAGTCAAGCAACTGGTAAAGGTTTGGACTCAGTAGCCAACAGCCTAGGCAAAGCCTATGACGGCAACACAGCCTCACTTGGCAAGCTAGGCATTGGCTTATCTGCAGCCGAATTAAAAGCAATGTCATTTACAGAAGTACAGACAAAGCTGTCAGATTTATTTGGTGGCGCTGCAGCTGCTAACTCAGAAACATTTGCCGGACGACTTCAAATTCTTAAAGTTACATTTGACGAGGCCAAAGAGTCAGTCGGCGCTAAATTGCTGCCAATTATTCAGCAGCTAGTGGAATTTATAGTCAACAAGGTTGTCCCAGCTCTGGGCAAATTTGCAGACTTCTTTAAACCAATTACAGACGCGATCAAAGACAACAAAGAGGAATTTACAATTTTCATTAACTTCATTCAAAAGTATGTTGTGCCGGTACTGGTCAACGTGCTTGGCGGTGCGTTTAAAGTAGTAGGCGAAATTGCTGGCGGTATCATCAACGTCATTGGAGCAGTTATTGGCGGCCTAAATAGCCTCATTGCTGGAGCTGTCTCAGGGATCAACGCGCTTATTCGCCTCTATAACTCAGTTCCATTTTTGCCAAATGTGTCACAAATTTCAGCTCCCACAATAAACATTCCAACGGTCAGCGTCCCAAGTGTTAGCGCAACTTCTGCAGTGCCAAGTGTTAGCGTGCCAACAGTTACCAGCGGCACAGGATCGTCAGCAAGTGGCGGCGGCGTTGCTGCCGCTGTTGCCGGTGCAGCTAGAGCTGGCGGCGGTATTACAGACTCACAAAACGCTGCTCGACTTATTGCAGCTGGTGGAGCATTTACAGACTCACAAAACGCCGCAAGAATAAACTTGACAGTAAACGGCGCGATTGACGCAGAAGGCACAGCGCGGACAATTGTCAACGTTTTAAATGACTCATACTTTCGCGGCACAGGCGGCGCAGGTGCGCTGATAGGTGCAGTCTAGTGACACAGTGGGCGCCAGTCTGGCGAGTCAAAATTGCAGGCGTAGACGTAACAGACTCAGTCTTAGCCAGCCTAAACATAACCTCAGGCCGCACAAATATCTATGAACAGGCTCAAGCTGGTTATTGCTCGATCACACTAATTGTTTTCAATCAAGCTGCTATTGACTACGAAATAAATGACACACTATCGGTTGAAGTACAGGACACTTCTGCTGTTTATACGCCTATCTTTGGCGGCTCAATCGTAGACATTGCAGTAAGCGTCTCAGAAGTCGGCTCAACGGCCTACACGCAAGAAGTGACAATTACTGCTTTGGGCGCTTTGGCTAGGCTACAAAAAGCACTTACAAATGGAGTTTTGGCACAGGATTTTGACGGCAATCAAATCTTGACTATTTTGTCAGAATTGCTACTTGAGCAATGGCAACAAGTGCCAGCTGCTGAAACATGGGCTGCTTATGATCCAACAGTAACTTGGGCTACTGCTGGCAACGTAGGCTTGGGCGAAATAGATACGCCCGGCAATTATGAATTGGCACAACGTTCATCATCTCGAATTGTCATTTATGATCTTGTTTCAGCTCTGGCAACTTCTGGACTTGGTTACATTTACGAGTCATCAAGCGGCCTTATTGGATACGCCGACTCAACGCACCGAACCACCTATTTGGCGGCCAATGGCTACACAGATTTGACAGCAAATCAAGCGCTTGGTCGAGGCATAACAATCAAGACAAGGGCTGGCGACGTGCGTAACGACGTCACAATCAAATATGGGATTAGTAGCGGCAGCGAAGTCAGTGACACAGACGCAGCCTCAATTTCAACATACGGCAACCTTTCGCAAATTATTACAACAACAATCAAACATCAAGCCGACGCTGAGGCTCAGGCCGCCTTTTATCTTGCTTTGAGAGCTTATCCTCAGCCAATTTTTGATCAGATTACTTACGCGCTGACAAATCCTGAGCTAGACAATGGCGATCGAGACAGCCTTATCAAAATTTTTATGGGTCAGCCAATAGCCTTGAACGATCTGCCGCTAAATATGTCCGCCGGTACTTTTCAAGGATTTGTGGAAGGCTTCACATTTCGGGCTAGTTACAACGAGCTATCGGTGACGCTGCTCATGTCGCCTTTGGCCTATTCGCTGCAGGCAATGCAATGGGACGACGTACCAATTACGGAGACGTGGGCAAGCGTGTCGCCAACTTTGACATGGGAATATGCGACAATCGTGTCATGATTGAAAGGAAAATAAATGGCTAATCCAACAACAAACTACGGCTGGCCTATGCCAACCGCTACAGATTTGGTTACTGATTTACCAGCAGATTTTGCTGCATTTGGTCAGCCAGTTGATACGTCTTTAAAAGCTTTAAATCCAGCAACTACATTGGGCGACTTGCAATATAGATCAGCAACAGCCAACACAAATACGCGTTTAGGTATTGGCTCAACAAACCAAATCTTGACAGTTGTTGGCGGCGTACCAGCTTGGTCAACACCAGCAGCAGCGTCATCTGGCATGACTTTGATTACGCGAAACGCTTTTACTGCTCAGTCAAGTGTAACAATAGATAATATATTTACTAGCTCATATTTTACATACTTATTTAATTACAAAATATTTGGTTCAGCAAGCACGTCTGTGACTTTACAAGGCGTTTATTCAGGCACGGTGCAAACAGGTGCTACAACTAGTTACGCCTATTATGGTTTAGACCGAGGCGCAAACATTAGATCAGGCAGTGGATCAGATGGTGCTTCCGCAATTATTGGGTTGTATCAAAGTAACGAAAATGACTCATGCTTAGGCAGTCTTACATGGTCAAATGTTGGTAATTCATCACAGAAACCTTTATGGATTGGCGCAGTCAATTCATCGGTCTGTTGGGCAACTGTGATTGGTGGATTTATTAGTACAGCTCAAACTTATACTGGTGTAAAACTTGCAGGAACTTCTGGAACTATCTCAGGTTACGTAGAAGTCTACGGATTGGCAAAGGCGTAAAAATGGCACTTACTAAATTAGTTATTGACGCAACTGCTGGCACACAAGAAATTGTTGAGCTGACAAAAGAAGAAATTGCTGAAGTTAAGGCAGCCGAGTTGGCAGCAGCAAAAACCAAAACAGATAGCGAAGCAGCCGAAGTGCTCAAAGCAACAGATAAAGCTGCATTGTTAACACGTCTTGGAATTACAGCCGACGAAGCGGCGCTATTGCTCTCATGACTTATCCGCAAGGCACAGCCGCAGCTCTGATTGCAGCTGCACTGGCAGAGGTTGGCACGATCGAGCAAGGCGATAACCTGACAAAGTATGGCGAATACACAGGCGCAAATGGCTTGCCTTGGTGCGGCAGTTTTGTAAATTGGTGCGCGAATGAAGCTGGCGTCAAGATCCCAAACATGGTTGGCACAGCTGCCGGGGCGCAGAAAATGAAAGATCAGAAACGCTGGCACACACAGCCAAAGCTGGGCGATCTTTGCTTCATGGATTTTCCGCATGACGGCGTTGATCGAATAAGCCATATTGGAATTGTTGCTCAAGTCAGTCCGGGCAGCGTTTTGTGTATAGAAGGCAATACCAGCGGCTCTGGAAGTCAACGCAATGGCGGCATGGTTATGATTAAACAGCGATTTATTGGCAAAGAAATAGTCGGTTTTGCTAGGCCAAAATACCTTTCCGATACTGCAGAATATCCTGTAATACAGCTGCCGAAAACGGCTGTCAAGGAGAAAAAATGAAAGAATTAAAGCCAATGCTGGCCAGTTATGCTCGATCATTTATTGCAGCAAGCCTTGCCGTCTACATGGCAGGTGTTACAGATCCGAAGGCAATTTTATCTGCTGGCGGTGCAGCTCTTGTCCCAGTGCTTATGCGCTGGCTAAATCCCAATGACAAGGTTTATGGCCGCAAGTGATCCGAAAACTGCAGGCGGCAGCGCTGGCGGTGTGCCTATCGCTTGCGTTGTCGTCTTGCGGTTATCAAGGTTATACACGCTATCCCTGCCAACTATTCGAGAATTGGGAAAATGATGAATGTCAGCGACCAAGGTGCGAAGCGCAAGGCGTCTGCACAGAGGACTTACTTGGAGACATTATTAAGCCACAACCAAAATCACCGTAGATCCCAAAAACGTTTATCGCCTGAGGAAATCAAAGCCCGGTTGATTTTATTTATTGGCATGACTCTTTCGATTGTTTTCTTGATTGTAACTCTGGGCATTACTTACGCGCTAATTTTTGTGACTCAACCGGTATCGGCTCAAGCGCCTAACGACGCGGCTTTCATTGACTTGCTTAAAACGCTGGCTATTTTCTTAACTGGGTCACTTGGCGGCGTACTTGCGTCCAATGGCCTAAAGGACAAAACCAGTAGCGACACGCCCAAAACTGAGCCTAATCCTTGACCTTGTCAGAGCTTTGCTTCATTCTTTTGTTAGGGAGCGAAGCACAGTAGCTCTCTGAACGGGAGCAAATATGTACACAATAGGCGAAGTATTTATGTGGATCTGCATTGGGATCTTGTTAGGTTTTGCAGGCGGTTACACGCTAGGGCTTAGGGAAGGCAATCGAGTCGGCTATGTACGCGGCAAAATTGCAGGCAGCAAAAGGAGCGCACGACTATGAGCTTCTTGGAAAATTACGAAGGCGTTGCCGAAAGAATTAAACGCTTTTGGGCAACCTATCCGACAGGCAAAATCCACACGTCGATCATTGACGTTGACATAACAAAAGGCTACATACTGGTTGAATGCCGGATCTATAAAAAATACGAGGACGAGCAGCCAGCCGGTATTGACTACGCATTCGGCAACGTGGCCACCTACAACGTCAACATGAAAAAATGGTTTGTTGAGGACACAGTAACTTCTGCAATCGGACGTTGCGCAGGGCTGGTCTTGGGAACAGACTCAAGGCCAACTCAAGAAAACATGAGACAGGCTGAGCAGATCGACGTGCAGATCGTACGTCAAAGCGCTGACGACGTTGATCTATGGGCAACGCCTATTAGCGAGGATCTGATCCCAGCGTCCGAGGCAATCGAGCAAATTAAGTCACAGCTAGGTGGCCAGCAAGTAGCAGCTGCGCCAATCTGCGCCCATGGCCACATGATTTGGCGTGCTGGCGACAAGAATGGCAAGGCTTGGGGCGGTTATATGAGCGTTGAGAAAAGCAAAGCCAAAGCCTGCCCACCTCGTTGGTTCGTCTTGGCCAGCGACGGCCAGTGGAAGCCACAGGTGTAGTCATGGGCGACTTTGAAATGATTAACTTAACAACAGGTAAACGCCTGCGCATTGATAAAGACGGATCAGAGTTGCGAGATGAG